CGTGCCCACCGCCGCCGAAGCCGGCCTGAAGGACTTCACCGTGCTGTCCTTCATCGGCCTGTTCGGCCCGCCCAACCTGTCGCCCGAGATCGTCAAGAAGGCCAACGCCGCGCTGAACACCGCGCTGAAGGACCCGGCCGTCATCAAGGGCATCACCGACCGCGGCGACGAGCCCGGCGGCAGCACGCCCGAGCAGCTGGGCGCCCTGGTGCGCAGCCAGTACAAGACCTGGGGCGACGTCGTGAAGGCCAACAACATCAAGGCCGACTGAGCCCGGGTGATGGCGATGACCAGCCTCGTCGTGATGGGCGTGTCCGGCTGCGGCAAGTCGCATGTGGGTGCGGCCATCGCCGCCCGGCTGGGCCTGCCGCTGGTCGAGGGTGACGACTTCCACCCCGCGGCCAACCGCCAGCGCATGCGCGCCGGCATTGCACTGACCGACGCCGACCGTGCCGGGTGGCTGGATGCGCTGGGCGACGAACTGGGCCGCCATCCCGGCGGTGCGGTGCTGACCTGCTCGGCCCTGAAGCGCGCCTACCGCGACCGCCTGCGTGCCGCCGCCCCCGGCTTGCGCTTCGCCTGGCTGGACCTGGACCGCGCCAGCGCCGCCAAGCGCGTGGCGCAGCGCCCGGCGCACTTCTTCCCGGCCGGGTTGGTGGGCACCCAGTTCGAGGCGCTGGAGCAACCGGTCGGCGAAGCGGGCGTGCTGCGCCTGGATGCGCTGGCCGCACCCGGGCAGTTGGCTGCGACGGTGCAGCACTGGCTGGCCGATGCGGCAGCCGCCGCAGCGCCGCGTCCTTGAACGGCCGGCAGCAGCCGGCTTTGCACCGTGGCAAGCGTCCGCACGCCGTGGCGGCCTGCCAGGTCAGCGCTGGCCGCGTCGGCGGCCCAGGGCCGCGAGCGCCGCCACGCCCGCCAGCAGCAGCGCCGCCGGCGCGGGCTCGGGCACCGGCGCTGCAGGCAGGTGCCCAACGGCCTCCACCTCGTACAAATAGCCCCAGTCGGCCCCGCCGGTGCGGGTGTAACGCAGGTAGCGCCCGACCGGCTCGCTGCCTGCGGCCCAGGTGAACACGGCGCCGTACTTCTGTCCCGCATAGTTGCCGGTCGGGCCCAGGGACAGTGCGGGCTCGAGGTGGTAGCTGCCGCTGGCGACCGTGGTGAAACTGACGCCATCGCTGCTCACATCGAGCTGGAAGCTGTTGCTGAAGGCGTAGCCGCCGTACAGCTCGACGCGCTCGAAGGCATGGGCCGCACCGAAGTCGACCTGCACCCAGCCGCCGTACCCGCCGGAATTCCAGTTGTCTGGTCCCGACACCAGGCGCTGGTTGTCGAGGATGTTGTCCTTGTCGTGTGCGGCGTTGCCGCAGCCCAGGTAGCAGCTGCTGGCCGTGGTGCTGATGCCCGGCAGCAGGGTCCGGTCAATGCCGGCGGCGGTGCCCTGTTGCGCCAGGCCGGCAAGCGCCAGCACGGCGCAGAGTCGAAGCAACGACGGGGCGGTGGCGCGGGGCAGAAGGGTCATGGGGGGTCCTCTGGAAACGAGGTTGCTGACCGGATGGTCGCAGAAGAACGCAGGCGAATCCCCCATCAAGCTCAGCAGCTGCGGCAGGCCCCCGCATTCCGGGGCCGCGCTGCGCATCTGCCCCCCAACACCGACGGCGGCAGCCTCAGATCCGGCGGCGGAACGAAAAAAGCCTTCCAAGTCGATGACTTGAAAGGCTTGTTCGTGGCGGTGCAGGGTTCGAATCACCTGGGAAAACAGGCCACCTTGCAGCCAGTTGCCCCCAAAGTTGCCCCCAGCATGGAAGGGTGCACGTCTCGCTGCGCCCGAGAGGACTCGAAGGGGCGCGTCCCTGACGTGCTGCAGGAGCTGCTGCCGCAGCCCCTGCGGGTGCTCACCATGGGTGCAGGGTGGCCATCCGACGACGGCCCAGCAGTGGGGGCTATGGCGAACTTCTCGCCCCCGTCGCTCCGTCAGGCCCCGGGGTTCTTCACCAGGCCGCGCCAGTCGACCACGCCCACCGCCAGATCGAGCCGCGCCTTGGTGGCCACGGCGTCGCGGTTGAACTCACTGTGCTCTTCGATGTACGGCCGGCCCTCGCCCGCGATGTAGGCGCGCACGATGGTCTGCATCTGCTGATGGTTGGCGGCCAGATACCAAGCGGTCGCGCTGACCGCATCCAGCCGCGGATCGGCCACCAGTTGCAGGCCGCGAATCCATTCAGGGATCACACGGGAACTGGTGGTGCTGCCGCTGTCGGTGGGGTCGTTCAGGCTGGCCAGCAGGGCCTCGGCCTTGGTTTCCAGGGCAACGGGCACGATCAGGAAGCGCGGCTGCGGGTCCAGGTAGGACAGGCCCGCAATGTCCTTCTGCTTGCGCATCATCGCCCGCGCTTCGCCGATCATGTCGACGGTGGGCGCACTGCCTGCAGGGGCCAGGTTGCCGCGTGACGCATGGAACAGCGGCGAACCGTCCGGCAGGTTGCCCGTCCCCTGCAAGGTCTCATACACCTTGTCTGCCTCCAGGCGCCGGGCCGACTGGCCGAACAGCGCCGGCATGCTGGTGAAGGCGGCCAGGTCGTCGTTCAGCAGGGCCTGCCGCGAAACCAGCAGGATGCGCCCGAAGGTGTCCGCCTTGAAGCCCGTCGCGGACTCGGACATTGCGCCATGCTTGTACTCCGCCAGCTCCGGCACCAGCAGCAGGTTCGGCGCTTCCGACAGGCTCACCAGCGTAGCCGGCTTGAAGTCGGGAACCTCGCGTTCGGCCGTCCACAGCGCGTGTGTGGCCGGGGCGGTCAGGTAGCCGTCGCGCAGGGCCTTGCCTGCCACGTTGGCCAGCAGGTTGGTGAAATCCGACGTGCTCATGCCCCGGGCCAGGACCTGTGCCGGCGCCAGATCCCGCGTTGACTCGCCGCGCATGCTCAGGATGCGTTCGGCCATCGCTACCACGGACAGGCCGCGCACGTCGCGCAGTGCCGGGTCCGGCTCGGCAACCTGGATGCCGGCCCGGATCAGCAGGGCGTCGGTCGCGGCGGCCCTGAACTCGGCCATGCGGTCGCCGCCGTAGCCGTGCCCGTGTCCGCTGATGAAGGCGCCACCGATGGGATTCGCCGGCACCACATCGCGGGCCATCAGCGCCAGCAGGCGCCGGCCGGCGTCGCCCACGGTGCAGGCCGGGTCGCTCTCGCAATTGGCCTGCAGGGCGCGCAGATCGTCGGCGGGGATGTCGTTGCGACGGGCGAAGGGCTCGAAGGCTGCCCGGATGTCGTTGCGCCGCTGCGCCTCGGCGCGGATGGCCTCGGCTCGGATGGCGTCGGCACCGGCAGGGATGGGTGCGGGCGCGGGGGAATGGTTCAGAGTGGGCATGGTGTTCAGACGTGCGTTGAGGTGGTGGGGGACGGGGTGACGACAGGCGAAGACGTTGCACGGCACCATGGCAAGTGCCGGCTCGGCAACGGTTTCGGTGGCCAGGCCAAGGTTCATGGCTTCGTCAGCCGTGAACCAGTGGTCGCGGTCATCCAGCCAACTGGCGATGACTTCGGGCGGCTGGCCGCTGCGGGCGTAGGCGGCTTGCATGCTGCGCGCCACCGAATCCAGCATCGTGGCGCGCTGGCGCAACTCGTTCGCGTTGCCGCCCTCGGTGGTCCAGGGGGCGTGCACCATCAGCATGGAGGTGGCATGGATGCGGCGCACGGCGCCGGCCATGAACACCAGGCTGGCCGCACTCAGCGCCCAGCCCACCACCTCGGTTTCAACGCCGCCGGGCCAGGCGGGCGCCGGGCGGGATCAGGTCAAGTTGCGCTTGAACCGATGCCGCGGTGATCTCGACCCCGAACAGGCCGAAGAGTTGAAGCAGTGGGGAAGTTTGCATGCGGGCTCATAGGTAGTCCGCCAGCATCTTGGTGGCCGCTGCGTTGCGGGAATAGGCGCGATTGCGGGCCAGCGCCCGCCGCAGGCCGTGCGCCGTCTGCGGCAGGTCCTTGCCGACCTTGGCAGCCGCGAACAGCAGGCGCCGGCAGGCGGGCCAGTCGCTGGGCGGATCAGCCAGCGCCTGCACCCGCGGCCAAGCGCGCTGCAGCCGGGCAACCTCTTCGGCCAGCCGCAGGCAGCGTGCCCACTCGCTCAGCGCATCGTCAAGCGCCACAGCGGCCACGGCCTCGGCAATCAGTTCGTCGCGTCGCACCTGCTGCAGGCGGGTGCGCAGCTCGCGCCGGCCGGCGCCAGTCAGGCCCAGCGCCTCATCCAGGCTGCCGCCGGTGCGAACGGCCTTCATCACCCCCTTGGCGAACCAGAAGCGTGTCGGGTCAGTCGGCGGAACCGCTTTGCCCCAAGCCACCGCAAGGAACAGCTCGGCCAGCCGCTCGACGGGATCGGATGCACTGCGCATGCTGCCCCCGTCTCTCAGTGCGCCATGGTGGGCCGACTGGACGTGTCCAGGCTGACCCGCAGCAGCGGATCGGCCCGCCCGTCCTCGCACAGGCTGGCCAGGATGTGGCAGGCGTCCGCGCCCAGCTCGATGTGCAGGGAGACATGTGCCCGCTTGGCTTCCATCGCATCCAAGATGGCCAGGGCCTCGACGCGCCCCCGGCTGTGAATCGCCTGCATCACCAGCGCCCAGGTGGTCAGGAAGACCGACTCGGGCGCGGTGATGCTGCGGTGTTCGTTGGCAGTTGTGTTCATGGTGGTCCTCGCAGTCTCTGCAGCAGCACCGGCCGCCGCGTCATGCCGCTGCCAGCAGGCAGCGGCGGTCAAAGGTCAATCGGGTCATCGGGCAGGTCTGCATCCTCGTCGGCAAGCTCTGCGTCATCCTCGTTCGGCAGCTCGGCCAGGCCGGCCACCACTAGGCTTGAAGTCGCCCGCACCCACTCAGCACGGGCATCGGCAAGCGCGCCCTCAACCACCGACAGGGCCGCTTCGTTCAGATCGGGGCAGCGGCGGCGAAGGTCGCCGCGCAGCGCGTCCATGCGGTCGCTGACGCTCGCCGATGCGATGCCCAGCACATGGCCCAGCACAGCGACCGATGCGAACTCCCGCCGGGCCACGGCGTTCTTGATCTCCTGGCCCTCGCGCTGGCTGCGGGCCAGCGCCGCACGCTCGGCTGCCAGGGCCTGGCTTCGGCCAGCAGCCTGTTCGCGCAGCCTGGCCAGGTAGGCCCGCAGCCACAGCAGGGCCGGCGCACCATCGGCCAGCACCCCGGCGGCCACAAGCTGGCTGACCGTCTGCTGACTGACGCCCACCAGCTCGCCGAACTCGGCTTGCGTGATGACACTGGCCAGATCTACGGGCACGACACAACCCCCGTAGGAACCCCAGCCAGGACCGACCGGGCATGGTTCGAATTACCCGTGGAGGGGTGCACCAGGGAGGACCCGTCGACCCCCAGGGGGGGCCGGGGGACGTCGGCAGCCCGCGGGCGACGCGGACAACCGCACCGGGCGGCGCTGCGGGCGAAGCGGCGCGGCGTCGGCCCGGTGGCCCCGTGCCCAGCCGGACCCTTTGGCGCTTCACGCCTGTTCACACACTTCATACGATTTTGACGATTTAGACGATTTATCAATCAAATCAACAACTTAGCGAACGACATTGACACGATGAAAGACAAGATGAATTGAAGTCCTGATCTCTTTTCATCGTTAAAGCTCGTTCCTAACTCGTACCTTCTACGTAGCCCCTTCTCCCTCTATGGATGGGGCATTTGTCGTTTTCTCGTTACCCATCGCGGGCGCGTGGGTAGAGGCGCTGAGGCGCTCGGCCCTTGCCCACCTTGTCAACCCTGACCTCGATCAACGGCGGTGCCATGCCGGACAAGCGCTGCACTGCTGCAGTCACCTCGGCCGTCTTGTTGCGGTGCCAAACCTCCTGCAGCTCAGACAGCTTGAGTCCTGGCCGGGCGGAGACTTCAGCCAACACCCTGGCGTCGAACTCGTCCAGTTCGTCCGCCTCGCCGCCGTCGCGCCTGAACACGTACTCAATGGATGCAGCCCAGTAGTCCACCCAATCGACGGCCGCCAGCAAGTCGGCCGGTTCGATGTAGCTGCGCTGCGCCATCAGGGCGAACACCATGGCCAGCATTCGGGCGTAGACCTCGGTACGGGCCGTCAGGCTGCCCGCCAGGCCGTCGCGGTCCCGCGTGATGGCGGGGTAAAGCTCGCACCACACCTCTTCAGCCTCCGGGGACAACTGCACCTCGTGGTTGTCGTTGCCCAACGGGTCGCCGCCGGTGGCGTACTCAATGGCATCGGCCAGCCG